CCATTAATAATATAGATAACGAACCAAATATTCAATGGGGAAAGATTGACAAAAGGAAATTTGTTGACCATCTCCATTGTTCTTTTTTGTATAGACCAAGAATTTGGGATTATAATTTAGGATTATCAAAAGTTGCTCATAGAGAAGAAACCTTATTTACCTTTGGATTAAAACAAAAAGGATATAAATTATTAGTTGTTCCTAATTGTGTGACATGGCATCTTAAATATGATAAAGGTGGAATAAGGTCTGATGATACAAAAGAATTATATGAACATGATGAGAATATTTTTAGAAACATATTGAAATATAAGGATAACACTATAGTAATTCTTAATTGTGGTATGGGAGATCATATTGTATTTAAACATGTTCTTCCTTATATAAAAAATCCTTTAATATTTTCTTGTTATAACAATATAGTTCCCGGAAGACCTATAGCAGAAGCAGAATCTTTATTTGGTAATATAGAAAGTTATAATATATATTTTAAAATGGATATGTGGAAATGGAAAGGTTCTCTTGAAGATGCTTTTAGGAGGTTATATTTGTGATAATAATATCTCCTTGGTCACAAAAGTTGCGTAATGGTAAAGAAAATCCTAAAAATTATCCTTATTGGCCAGAATTAATATCTCTTATAGATGACCATATAGTACAAGTTGGAGTTGACAATGAGAAAATATTGGTTGATGATTATAGATTTAATTTATCATTAAAGGAATTGGAATGTTTAGTCAAAAGTTGCGAAACGTGGATTGCTGTTGATAGTTTCTTTCAACATTTTTGTTGGGATATTGGCAAACCGGGAATAGTGTTATGGGGACAATCTGACCCATTAATTTTTGGACATCCAGAAAATATTAATCTTTTAAAAGATAGGGAATATTTGAGGCAAAATCAATTCCATCTTTGGGAAGATGCGACATACAAAAAAGAAGTATTCGTCGATCCAATTGAAATAATTAAATATCTATAAATAGTATATAGTAATAAATTTAAACAACAAGGTATTATAAATGGCTTCCCCTAGAACAAGGCAACAATTTAAAGAATATTGTTTAAGACAACTTGGTTGGCCTGTTATTGAAATAAATGTAGATGATGATCAAGTAGACGATAGAATCGATGATGCCTTACAATTTTTTCAGGATTATCATTTTGATGGTACAGAGAAAATGTATATGAAACATCGATTCACTCAAGAAGATATTGACAGAAGATGGATATATTGTCCAGATGCTGTCAATTTTGTAACTCAAGTATTTCCTTGGGATGATTCAAGTTCATCTGTCAATATGTTTGATCTTAGATATCAATTAAGACTGCATGATCTTTATGACTTTACATCAGTTTCTTATGTATCATATGAGATCACAATGCAACATATTAGAACATTGAATTTACTTTTTTCAGGAACTCCACAATTCAGATTCAATAGACATTTGAATAAGTTATATCTTGATATTGATTGGGAAAGAGATGCTGATGTGGGAAAATATGTTGTTATTGAATGTTATAGGTCATTAAATCCTGATACAATTACTTTAACAGGAGTTGTATCCGGAAACACAGGAAACACTTCATTGGTTGGAACAGGCACTATTTTTGATCAAGAATTACTTGAGGGAGATATTATTAATGTTTCAAGTAATGAACTTCAAGTTTCTCATATTATAAGTCCAACTGAAATAATTTTATCATCTAATTTGACAAGTGATTTAGCAAATTCTGTGGCAATTAAAGAAGGATTATCTGATGTTTGGAATGACAGATTTTTGAAAAAATATGCGACAGCAAAAATAAAATACCAATGGGGAAGTAATTTAAGTAAATTTAGTGGAATTCAGTTGCCCGGAGGTATTACTTTAGATGGTCCAAGATTGATTCAGGAAGCACAAATTGAACTTGATAAGATTGAAGAAGAGATGCATATCTATAATGTTCTTCCATCAGAAATTTTTATAGGATAAATTATGGCAGAAAAAATAATTAAAGATTCTTTTGTATATTGTTGGACTGATATGAAAACAAATATTCTTTATGTTGGAGTTCATAAAGGGAAAATTGATGATGGTTATATATGTTCAAGTAAAATAATGTTGAAAGAGTACAAAAAACGACCATATGATTTTGTAAGACAAATTGTTGCCACAGGTGATTATAAGTCTATGTATGCTTTCGAATCTTTAATTTTAAGATTAGAAAATGTTTCAACAAATAAAAATTATTATAATAAAGCACAAAATAATGGTTATTTTTTAAATAAAGGAAAACCTTTAAGTGAAGATCACAAAAATAAAATAAAAAAATATTTTAAAGAAAATGATCATCCAATGCTTGGAAAATCACATTCTCACAAATCTAAGGCAAAAATGAAAGAGTCGCGGTTACGTTATATGAGAGAAAATGATATCACTATGAGGGGAGAAAATCATCCGATGTTTGGTAAAAAACATAGCAAATCTCATTGTGATAATATAGGAAATTCTTTAAGAGGAAAAAAAAGATTTGGAGAAAATTTTAAAATTTCTGGACAAAAAAGAAGTGGAGTATATCAAATAACATTTCCAGACGGTTCTATTGAAGTAATAAAAAATTTACATCAATTTTGTATAAAAAATTTATTAAATACAAGTAATATGTTAAATAGAGGAAAGTCAAAAGGATATTTATGTAAAAATCTACACACAAAAGAGATTCCTAATGTCTATTAATCAATATTTCAATAATTTCCCCAGAGAAACAACATCTGAACAATTATTAATTGAGTCATTAATTGAGGAAGCTATAAAAATTTATGGTATGGATATATATTACATGCCTCGTACAACTAGAAGTAAAGTTGATTATATCTATGGAGAAGATCAATTAAAACAATATGTGAGTGCTTACCCTGTAGAAATGTACCTTGAAAGTATTACAGGTATGGAAGGTGAAGGAGATTTTATTTCAAAATTTGGTCTTGAAATTAGAGATGAAGTTAAATTTCTTGTCGTTAGAAAAAGATTTCTTAAAGAAGTCCCAAATTTGATAAGACCAAGAGAGGGAGATTTATTATATATTCCTCTTATTCAAAATTTCTTTGAAATATCTTTTGTTGAGCACGAAAATGATCAAGCCATGTTTTACACTTTAGGTAAAGGTAGGAGTGGAAATGTTTTTGTTTATGCATTTAAACTTAAACAATTTGTTTTCTCAAATGAAATAATACGCACAGGACTTGATGAAATAGACTTACAGATAAGAGAAAGTTATCCAAAAACTAGGTTGAGTATTATTGATCAGATCGGAACATTTATAAAAGATGAGGTTATATATCAAGGCGACACATGGTCAACAAGAACTGGAGAGGCTGTTGTTCATTCTGTTTCAGCAAATACATATATAGATGTTTATAGAGTTATAGGACAATTTTCTAACACATCAATTACTGGAAACACTTCGAATGCAACAGCAAATGTAACTATAGAATCTGATTCTGTACATTTGGATAATGCTTTTGAGGATATTGTTGACAATAATCGAATAGAAACAGAATCTGATTTAATTTTAGATTTCAATATAAATAATCCTTTCGGTGAATCATAATGCTGAATTCTTCATATTTTTATCACAGATCAATAAGAAAGCTTGTTGTTGCTTTTGGTTCTATATTTAATGATATAGAAATTGTTAGATTCACTGACACGGGAAAATTGAAAGAAAGATTTAAAGTTATTTTATCTTACGGACATAAAGAAAAATATATTAGAAGAATTAATTCTGATCCTGATCTAAATAAATCTATAGCAACAATAGTCCCAAGAATAGCTTTTACCCTTGAAGATATACGTTATGATATATCAAGAAAACAAATATCTTCAACTTTAAGTTTTTATCCTTCATCTACAAGCACTACTGGTGTTGCTTCACAATATGCACCAGTTCCTTATAATTTTGATTTTACTGTCTCTATCTACGCAAGAAATATAGAAGATGGTTCACAAATATTGGAACAAATTTTACCATTCTTCACACCAGATTATACATTACCAGTAAAATTTATAGATGCTCTTGACAGGTATTATGACGTTCCAGTTATATTAAATGATGTCAGACAGAATTTTGATTATGATGGAGAATTTGAAAATCTTAGATTATTGATTTGGGATTTAACTTTTACAGCAAAAAGTTTTATTTGGCCAATAATGAGAGATAATACTCCAATTATTAAGTCGGCAAATACTAACTTTTTCACTAACGATATATGTACTGTTATAAGAGAAGATATTCCTCCTATAGCAACTCTTGTTGTCATTCCTGATCCAATAGATGCTGGAATAGATGACAATTATGGGTTTAGTGAACATATATATTATTATCCAGAGAATACTTAATTATGAATGAAAAAATAAATACATCAATATCAGAAACATTTGATTTAGAACCAATTCAACAAGAAGATCAACAGGAAAATTTTGAAATTGTTCCTGAAACATATCAAGAAAATGAAATAGATTCTGTTCTTGATAAGATTTCTAATGTTGTAAGTGAAGACACAGATTTTGCAAGAGATAATATGAAATCTCTGATTGATATTGGAAATAAAGCTATAAAAAAATTATTTGATGTGTCAAAAGAATCAGAATCTGCTAGAAGTTTTGAAGTTTTATCTAATATGTTAAAGACTGTTGGAGATTTAAATAAAGATTTATTGGAACTGCAGAAAGCTAAAAAAGAACTTTCTCCAGATGAATTTTCAAGAACGTCAAATATAAATGTTGATAAGGCAATCGTTTTTACAGGATCAACATCAGAATTAGTAAAATTAATTAAACAAGCAAGAGATGATTAAAATGGAAACATTTGTTCAATTATTAAAAAAAGTTTTATCAGATACATTTATAATGTATTATAAAGTTCAATCTTTTCATTGGAACGTTGAGGGACAAAAATTTATACAATTACATGATTTGTTTGGTGACATGTATAAGGAAATGTTTGATGCTATTGATCTATTAGCTGAAGATATTAGAACTCATAATGAATATTGTCCAACAACTCTTAAAAGAATTCTTGAAGTTGGAGAGATTGAAGAGAAAGAGAATATTCCAACTGCAGATGAAATGATAAAAAATTTGTTGGATTGTAACTCTATTTTGTTAAAAACTTTAAAAATAACTTTAAAGTTTGCAGAAAGTAATGATCAACATGGAACTGTTGATCTATTATCAAGTAGAATTGTATCTCATGAAAAGTATGGGTGGATG